CGTGTCTGTTTTGTGCAAGTAATAAAATAGCTACTTTCATTATCTTATGTTTGAGCCGATTTCCCTTGCCGGTACTCCTGCATATTTAGTATTTGGTTTTGCATCTCCTTTTAAGAAGGCACTTGCTCCTACCATACAATTCTCCCCTACGTTTGCAAACTGATGCAGAACTGCATTAAGTCCTATATTAGCACCTTGATCTACAATAGAATGCCCACCTATTTTTGCTCCGCAACTTATTGTTACATTATCTAAGATTGTGCAATCGTGTCCTATGTGTGCGTGTTTCATTATAAAACAATTATTGCCAATAAAGGTATCAATCTCGGTTCCTGCGTCTATTGTTACAAGACCTGTAATAACATTGTTATCGCCTATGTATACTTTGCCTTTTTCTTTATTCCAGAACTTTTTATGCTCTGCTTTGTCTCCGATAATACAATAAGGACCAATGTAGTTTCCGTCTCCGATAATTACGTTATCGCCAATGATAGCGGTGGGGTGGATAAAGTTAGCCATTCTTTTTTTTATTTTTGGGTTTAGGTTGTTCTTCGTACCAAGTATACAAGCGTTTAATCATATCAAAAATACAATGGCTGCACCATACTGTTAATATGAAATCTGCACTCATATACTTGCGATAAATATGCTCGTACATTTTTAAGATGTCTAAGTCGATATTTCGCACATAGCCATTCTGTACTGTATGCCAATTACCAATGTGTTGATCTAAAAAGTTGCGGTGTTCTATTTCCATAAGTTCCACATAAGTTTTGAAAGTAAAGGTGCTAACACTCCTGGTATAAATACAAACGCAATAATATCAGTACATATTGCAGGTAGTAAATATAAAATCAAACCTGTCCAAGCTGCTAAACAACTCGTGCAACTAAAAGGCTTAAAATCTAAATACCATTTTCTATGGAATTGGTGTATCTCTACAAAGAATATTGCAAAGCATATCGCTGCTATAATTATCATTTGCGTAATTGTTTTTTAAGTTCACGTTTAGTTAATTTAAGTTCCCTATGTATTGACATATAAGGTATGCCTGTAACCCTACTAAGTTCTTTAGCGTTGCAGTTGTGCTTTATAGCATAAACTCTTAATAGTTCCGCTTTATACCAATGCATCTTTGACAACTCGTCTTCTACTTTGTTTAGTAAATCTTCGTCCCTATCGTGTACTATTAATTCAACCTCTAAAGGTTTTCGGTATGTTCTATAAAATTGGCTTGTATTACTCTGCATCATATTAATCATAGTTCTAACTAAGTAAAACTTTAATACGTTCCGGGTGCGCATATCAATTAAACGCTCCTCGTCCATTTCGCATAGTACTTTAAATATTTCGCTTCTTAAATCTTCTCGTAAATCTTCAGGCTGCATTTTATCTATTGCTTCCTTAAGTTCTCGGCTCTCCCAAAGTTCTAATATGATGCTATTCTTGTTCATATTCTTTTAAGGTTAGTTTGCCGTTGTCTTCGGTTGCTATGTAACAAAAACAATTTGCCGTCTTTGCTAAGTTTAAAAATGCTATTTGGTAGCTGCTTAGTTTATCGCCTATTGCTTTGGTCTCGCAATAAACCGCTACTCCTGTTTGTGTATGAAAACCTACTATATCTGGAACTCCTTTTAGACCTATGAAGGTTCGACCTCTAACCGCAAGATTATTGTTACGCCATACAAAGCACCCATTTTTATTTAAGGTCTTTATAGCTTCTTTGGTTAATTCGTTTGCGGTCATAAAGCAAAAATATACTAAAGTTCTTGATATTGACAAATACTTTTAAAAATCTGATAAGCTACCTGAGGCACTACTGCATTCCCGTATGCTTTTATACTTTCTTTTCTCCATTTAGAAAAGCTAATTCCGTCCAGTTCTCTGGGAACCCCATCATCTCCGCTACAAATCGGGGATTGAGTTGGAAACCCTGTCCAGCCATTTGACGTAAAGTGTTTTGTAATACTACTCCCTTTTCTTTGTGTCTCTGTCTCGCCTTCTCTAAAGCTTCCTGACTTTTTGGAGTATTCCAATCGAAACTGTTTGGAGTCGGTAGCATTCCCAATGCTAATGCTCTTGTCAATGTTATTGAGTGCATTGATCCTTCCTTTACTTGTGTTGATTTCATTGTTGCTGTTGCGTTTGTTTGATCCATAGCTGTTGGAGTAGGCAATAAACCATATCCGGTCTCTTCGGTGTGGTGCGTTGAGGGCTGCAGCTGGAAGTAAAAACGGCAAGACTTCGTAGCCTTGAGTTTCCAAGTCAGACTGCACCTCGTCGAATACCATTCCCCCGTTCCAATTAGTAAGTCCGCGAACGTTCTCGCCCACAACCCAACTTGGTTGAATTTCCCGAATTGCTCTAAGCATTTCCGGCCAGAGGTGTCTCTCATCTTCTTTGCCAAGTCGCTTTCCTGCACTTGAGTAGGGTTGGCAAGGGAAGCCACCACTAATGATGTCGATTGTTCCTCTGTGAATAGTGAAATCTGTTTTTGTGATGTCATTGTAAGATATTGAATTTGGGAAGTGATGTTTTAAAACTTTTTGACCAAAGGGGTTCCATTCACAATGAAATACGTTTTCCCAACCGCACCATTCGGCAGCTAAATCAAAGCCACCTATTCCGCTAAATAAACTGCCGTGTCTCATTTGAATGTTGTTTTGTTTTGTTTAATTTGTTCCTCAAAAAATAAAGCTACTGCAACTGCTCGTGCCTGGTTCTTTAGCCATTGTTCAGTCCATTCGTCCCGGTACTGCTTTGCGCTTATGATGTCCATTTTATTAGCCTTGTAAGTAATAATCTCCATTAGTTTCTTTTTAGCAAGTGCGCCATCTTCTTTTGTCCATACCTTGATGCCCGTGCTATTAAGCTTTGTAAATACGCTTAGTGGGTTAAACAACCTGTCAAAAGTTCGGTTTTCTAAAAGCTTATATTCTTGGTAAGAGTAATCAATTATCTCTAAATCGGTTAAGTGCGGTATTGCTTCAACTCGTTCTTGTGGCATCATTTTTCTTACTTCGTTTGCTTTTTTCTTGTACCTATCCATTACCTGACTAAAGTATGCAGGACTAAAGTTCTGGTAGTGGTCTATAAAGTCATTGGCTACCATTTGCTTAAACGCTACTTTAACTTCGTTTATTGTAAAGTTCCCGTACTCAGTTCTTATCCAATCTTCAAGGATTGCCAACTTAACATCTCCAGGATTGTTAATACCTACAAGCTGCATAAGGTAAATAAGGTTCTGCTTAAATATGGTAGAGTTTATGTTCCTCATTCGTTCCCCCGAAAAGGCGGTCATAATCTCCTGCTCCATAGGAAGTAGAGTGGATATAGTTGTAGTTTTTAAGGTTTTCGAGTTCGTTTTTATCAAGCTTTCGTTGATTGTTTGTAGTTCCTTTTGCATATTGTTTAGAGTTTGTTATCCAATTATTTGCGGCTGCTCCCCAACTTTTCATAGGGTTTTTCCCTACTTTCCAACCATTACTTTCATAGTAATTTACAAATTTTTCAGCTTCAATCTTTGCTTGATCTGTTCCTATCCGGATTGACATATATTCGTAAACTTGCTCAAAAGTACATTTACTTTTATTTATAATTATATTTTCATTTTCATTTTCATTTACATCTTCCATAAGGTTATGTTTAGCTAAACCTAATGGTTTTGTGTTATTTTTAGGTCTACCACCTTTAGAGCCATTGTTTCTACGGCTTTCAGTAAATTGAATGCGTTTTTCAATCTCTTCACTTAGCCGTTCGTTGTAAAAATTTCCGTCTTTGTCTTTTAAAAACTTGCTCAAAACATCAACCGAAACCGAACCTAAAGATAACCTAATGGTTTTGTCTGTAAGTGTACCTTTTTGATGTTGTAAACATAAGAGAGTAATAAATTGTCCTCTCTCTTCCATTGTTAAGTCAGCTACTCCGTTTAAGAAATCACTGCTATAAAATAGGAATGCAGGGTCTTTTGCCATAATAAAATAAAAAAGCCCCCAATAGAGTCCAGCTACCAGGGGCTATTATTTAACCACTAAACACATTATCGTCTGGACTTCCGTTAATGTATTTTTATATATCTGCAAATATAAACTAATTTTCGGTAATTTCAATCTTTTGGCAAATTCTTTTTAATTTGTCCTTAAACCAATCTTCCGTGTCAATTAGGTTGTTTGCTTGTTTGATATTGTGAATTGCGGTGGTATGGTCTTTAGTGCCGGTGTATGCG